AAATTTTAGTGCAACAGCAGGTAATGGTTATCCTGTAAATACAACAACAGGCGCTATTACAGTTACACTTCCAGCTTCACCTTCAGCAGGTAACGTTATTACATTAACTGACTATGCAGGAACATGGCAAACAAACAATGTCACCGTAGCTGTTAATGGCAATAAATTAGATGGTGTTGCATTAAACGCAACATTATCAACAAAAAGACAATCTATTTCATTAGTTTATATTGATTCAACACAAGGTTGGATTTCATATTCAGGTTTTCTTGGAACAATTCCTAGTCAACTTTACACAGCTTCTTATTTGGTGGTAGCTGGTGGAGGTTCTGGAGGTGGAAGTTCACCAGGTGCTGTAGCAGGTGGAGGAGGCGCTGGTGGATTTCTTACAGGAACAACTACATTATCTGTAGGTACTGTTTATACGGCATCTGTAGGTGCAGGAGCTTCTGCTCCAGCTGGACTTGTATCAGGAACTCAAGGGTCTAGTTCAACATTTACTGGATTAACTACTGCAGTTGGTGGTGGAGGTGGTGCAGTATTTCCTAGTACTCCTTCTGCAACTGGAGGTTCTGGAGGATCGGGAGGTGGTGGTGGTGGTGGCGCTCCAGGTCAAGGACCAGGTGGTGCTGGAACCCCAGGACAAGGAAATGCTGGAGGTGCTGGTTATCCAGGTGCGCCATCTTATGGTGGTGGTGGTGGAGGTGGCTCTGGTGCAGTAGGAGCAACAGGTACTGCTCCAGGTGGTGGTGCTGGAGGTGCTGGAACTGCAAACTCAATTACTGGTACTCCTGCTACATATGGTGGTGGCGGTGGTGGAGGAACTTATAATCTTGGTACAGGCGGTTCTGGTGGATCAGGCGGAGGCGGTGGAGCTACAATTAATGCTGCTGGCACAGCTGGCACAGTAAATACAGGTGGTGGTGGTGGTGCAGGTGCTGGATTATCTCCAGCTTATGCTGGTGGTGCTGGCGGTTCAGGCGTAGTTATACTATCCGTGCCAACTGCAAACTATTCTGGCACAACTACAGGATCACCTACAATTACCACTAGCGGATCAAACACTATTATTAAATGGACTAGTGGTTCAGGAACTTACACAGCATGATGACAATAGAACAACTTATTCAAGAATTTTCTAATGAACAAGGATTTCAATTTGGCATTGATATTGTTATGAAATCATTACGCCCTAACGCACTTTATTGTTTAAGTGCTTCAGGTGGAACATTTGAAATAGTATCATGGGATGAATCTAACGAACTTCCACCTCCTAGTTTACAAGAAATACGTGACGAATATATTAGACATAAAACAATTAAAGAATTTTTATGGTATTTGCAATCCATAGAACAAATGAGGAGAATAGCGTGAGTCATTTTGCAAAAGTAACAAATGGTAAGGTAACACAAGTTATCGTTGCTGAAAAAGAATTTTTTGACACTTATGTAGATTCTACACCAGGTGAATGGATACAAACTTCATACAACACAAGAGGCGGTGTGCATTATGCACCTAACTCAAACACTCTTGATGGTGGTATTGCTTTAAGAGGCAACTATGCTGGTATTGGTTATACTTATGATAGTGCTAATGACGTATTTTATGCACCACAACCATATCCAAGTTGGATTATTTCTGGCCCAAGTTGGACATGGCAAGCCCCAGTAACTATGCCAACAGATAATCAAAAATATATATGGGATGAATCTATTAAAAATTGGGTTGTAGTTCCTGCATAATGAATAACTATGAATGGAAAATAACTGAAATTTCTACTGATGGCGAGATTATTACTCATGCCAAATATTATGTTATTGCTAAAGATGAGCAAAATTCAGTAGAAACAGAAGGTAATTGGTGGTTTAGTGATAAAACATTAAATATTCCTTTAGCAGATGTAAAAGAAGAAGATATTGTTGAGTGGATTGAAAAAGAAACTACAATTAATGGCGAATGTCATATTTTAGCTAATCTAGACAAACAACTTATAGCGTTATCAAACAATAAAAAACAACAATTACCTTGGCAACCATTAAAAATTAACATAGGTGATCTATGACACAACCCATTGACATCATATCAAGAGCATTAAAAGACATAGGTGCATTAGCATCAGGTGAAACTCCTACGCCTGAAGAAGCTCAAGACGCATTTGATATGCTCAATGATATGTTGGATCAATGGTCCAATGAAGATATGATGACTTATTATAAAACAGAAATCATATTTCCTATTACACCAGGTCAAACACAATACACAATTGGCCCAGGCGGTCAAATTGGCGCAACTATTACAGGTTCTATTACTAATAACGTATTAACTGTTACAGCCATTAGTTCAGGTGCAGTTGCAATTGGTCAAACATTAAGTGGCGCAGGTATTGCTTACGGAACAACAATTACTCAAATGCTTACAGGCGCAGGCGGTAATGTTAATGAAGTAGGCACATATTTACTTAATATTAGCCAAAACTTAGCTTCAAGCACTATTAGCCTTTATTATCAAAGACCACTTAATATTAACTCATGTTTTGTGCGTATCAACACTAATTCTAATGGCGTTCCTATTATTAATGGCGGTTTAGATTATCCTGTTGCTGTATTAAACGTTGACGATTACAACATGATTGGTTTAAAGACTTTAAATGGCCCATGGCCTAAAGCGCTTTATTATCAACCTGCAGAAACATTAGGTAACATTTTTGTATGGCCTAATCCTGCTCAAGGTGAAATGCACTTATTTACAGACACATTATTTAGTAAATTTGTAACTATCAATGACAATGTAAATCTACCACAAGGCTATTCTATGGCACTACGTTGGTGTTTAGCTGAACGTTTAATGCCTATGTATGGCAAAGCTTCACCAACTCAAATATCTATGATTGTAGCCTATGCAGCACAAGGAAAAGCAACTATTAAACGCAATAATATGAAACCTGTTCAATCTGCAAGATTTAATGACGCACTATTATCAAGCAGACAAAAAGATGCAGGATGGATTCTTACTGGCGGATTCTTTAGATAAAGGTAAATTATGGCGGATTTTGGTTTTGTTGGGCCAAGTTATGAAGCGCCTTCGATTTATCAAGACGCACAAGAATGTATTAATTTTAGAGCAGAAATTGATCCATTAAAACAACCTAGTCAACGTGGTGTTGTTGCTTTATATCCTACACCTGGCTTAACTTCAAAAATTGTATTTCAAAACCAACAAGAAGTTCGTGGTATGCGAACTGTATCAGGCGGTCAATACATGGTTGCTGTTGTTGGCCCTTATGTATATGTATTAACTTCATCTTTAGTGCCTACAATGGTAGGTCAATTAAATTCAAGCACAGGTCGTGTAGGCATATCTGATAATGGTTTAAATGTTTATATTGTAGACGGTGTTTATCGTTACACATGGCGCATTTCTAATCCTTCTAGCGCTTATTTTGTAGGTTCTATATCAGGCACTACATTAACCGTTACTCAAGTTAAAAAAGGCACAATAGCACCTAATCAATCATTATTTGGCGTAGGTTTAACGTCTGAAACTGTAATTTTAAGTCAATTAACAGGCACAACAGGCGGTATTGGAACATATCAAGTTAATATTTCTCAAACTGAAACTAGCGAAATTATGAATTCTGCTGCAGTTGCAGCAACTTTAACAGGATCAATTTCAGGCACAACTTTAACTGTTACAGCAGTTACAGGCACATTATATCCAGGTCAAACTATTCAAGGCGCAGGAGTTACTGCAAACACTATTATTACTGCTTTAGGAACAGGAACAGTATTAAGTTACACAATTGCCACAGGCGGCACAGGATATAACATAAATGACACTATTACCGTTTTAGGCGGTATTTATGGAACAACTCCAGCAACTTATACAGTTTCAAGCATAGGTGGTTCAGGTGCTGTTACAGGATTGACTGTTACAAGCGTTGGTTCTTATACAACAGTTCCTACAAATAATGTATCTACATCAACAAGCGGATCAGGCACAGGATTAACATTAACTCTTACATTTGGCACAGGTTCAGGTGGCATGGGAACTTATGTTATAAACAATCCACAAACTGTATCTTCCGAATCATTATTTGCGCTAAATTTCACTACATTTACATCAACAGACGGTGCTTTTACAGGTGGTGATACTGTAGATATTGTAGATAACTATTTTGTTTACAATGATCCAAACACTCAAAAATGGGCATCAACTAATGCTTTAAGCCCTATTACCAATCCATTAAGTTTTTCATCTAAAGATGGTTCACCTGATAATTTAGTTTCTATTATTGTAGATCATCGTGAAGTTTATTTACTTGGTGAAGCTTCATCTGAAGTATGGGTAGATGTAGGTTCTTTTCCTTTCCCATTTCAACGTATTCCTGGCACATCAACACAACATGGTATTGCAGCTAAATTCTCAATGGCTCGTTTAGGAAATAGCTTTGCTTATGTATCTCGTAACAATAGAGGTCAAGGTGAAATTGTAGCTATGAATGGTTATATTCCACAAAGAATATCAACTCATGCAGTTGAACAAACATTATTAGATCAATATATTGATGACGCAGTTGCTTATACATATCAATTAGAAGGCCATGAATGTTATGTTGTGTCTTTCCCAACAATTGATTTAACTTGGGTTTATGATACATCTACTCAAATGTGGCATAAATGGTTATGGGTTGACGATCAAAATATATATCACAGACATCGTTCAAATTGTGGTGCATTATTTCAAGGTTTATTTTTAGTTGGCGATTGGCAAAATGGTCAAATTTATCAACTTGATCCTACTAATTTTACTGATAATGGCCAAACTATTCGTAGATTAAGACGCGCACCACATATTGTGACTGATTTACAACGTCAATATTTAGAAGAATTACAAATACAATTTCAACCAGGCGTAGGCACAACAGGACTTTCATCGTCTACACAAGGCACTTTTATTGGTAGCCCTTATACAATTGTTCCATTAGGTCTTTTAACTATTGCACCTACAGATAATAAAATTTTAGGTTACGCTAATCAAATTAATGCTAATACACCTACAGATAACCCTAAAGCTATGCTTCGTTGGTCTAATGATGGCGGTTCTACATGGTCAAAAGAACATTGGTCTAATATTGGTCAATTAGGTAAATTTAAAAATCGTGCTATTTGGCGTAGATTAGGTTGGTCTAGAGATAGAGTTTTTGAGGTTGTAGTTACAGACCCTGTAAATGCGGTTATAATATCAGCTAACCTAAAAGCAGAAGAAGGGGAAAATTAATGGCTGGCGGAATATGGAGTTCAAATCAAAATAATCCTTATCCACAGGCAGAATTTTTGGATGCAACAACCAAAAGACCCACTAGAGCTTGGCAACAATACTTTTTAAATTTATTAAATTTTAGTAGTTCAAATTCTGCTACACAAGGTTCTGCAAATTTACCTGCAAAACCTGCAGGATTTATTAACATGACTGTAAATGGTCAACAGGTAAAAGTGCCTTATTATAATAATTAAAATTTAACAATTGAATGGAGCAATTGAATGATTGAATATAAAGACGATGATTGGCTTGATAATTTACCCCAGCTAAAACAAGTAATTGGCGAACATTATGAAGAATTAAGTGTTACAAAAGAGTTTCCATTAGACCCAGCATGGGATAAATATGAAAATTTATGGAAACAA